TATCCACTGCGAATTATAAACCGCGTATACTTTACCGAAAGCGTTCTTTATTGAACTATAGGGAATATCGTTGTGGACAAAATGCACAATAGGACGCTTTGCCTGTAGAGCCATGATGATAGTGTACTGCGTCATATCGAGATGTGTGCAAATCAAATTGCTCCACCTGTACGCGTCAACGTGAACGGTTGCAGGGAAAACTTCAACTCCTTCAAACACGTATGGGTCGCCTTTGTAGTGATGCAATATAACGCGAACATGATGCCCCTTTGAAATAAGAAACTTATTAATGCGGTGCGCCATCCATTCGGATCCTCTTTGTTAAACCAGTAGTGGGTAGTAATTAATTTTACTACCCACTACTGGCAGTTATGTTGAGGAGGGTAGAGGTGAATTGACCATAATATGTTCATGCTAATATGTATTTTAATTTATTATCCTTTACTTCATGTGCAAATCTATCGTACTTATATTTTACTCCGCTTGCTTCCCACGCACTCTTAACGGAATCATAAAATATACCAGTCATCGTATCTAAAACTATCTTAGCCCACCTATGTTCACCGCGTTTTTTATGAATCCTTAATCCATTAGCGTTAGAATGTATTTGATTTAATGAGTTATTGCACCATTCGAGATTTTCAATCCTGTTATCATCCTTCACACCATTAATGTGATTTACTTGGTCGTAACCTTCTGGAGGATTTCCTAAGAAAGTAAAAGCAATTAATCTGTGTACCTGAAACGGCTTAAAATTATCATTACTAATAAATAGCCTTGTTTTAATGTAACCTCGTGGGTGTCGTGTAAGTTTGAGTATTCTTTCTTGTCTCGGTAATGGTTTTCCTACTCTATCCCTGCTTATATAAGCCAGCCTTTTGATTCTACCGAATGTAGATGCCTGAAATATTCCCTCATAGTTAGGAATGTCTTTCCAGATTTCGTTATCTTGCATTGTCTTTAAAGTTTGGTTGCTTCAAAGATAATAAAAGCCTTGCAGAAATGTGAGGCTTTCATATCACTATCGCATTAGGTAAATAAATATCCTTAGTATCGCTCTTATACGGTTCGGGCATTGAATTGCCGAACCAGCGCGAGGGTTGTACCACAATCTTATCCGGCGCTTCCCCGAGCATCGCAGCCATTGAACTAAAAGAACTGTTAGCGGTGATGAAGTGTTTATGCGCTTTCATAAACTTAAAATCGTGAATATACCCTTTATCTCTTCTCGGGAAATAGTATCTGTAATTATCTTGCGGCAACCATTCCATTGCCTTTGCCATATCATCACTAAACACACTTATCTTGTAATCGGGGAAATGTTTCACCGCTTCCGAATAATATTCTTTACTACAAACAGGATGATGCGCATTAGGATCGTCAATGTAATCACCAAACCTTAAATGCAGTGCTACTCCATCAACGGGGGTAAATTCGTCCTTCATCCTGAATTGCTCTCGGATCACATCAATACAATGCTCAAAGAATTTAGGCGATTGCATGTGCGCGTCAATGTTCCAATTGCCAGTTGGTAAATGTAAATCACGCCATCCCCAAAAATACCCTAGATCCTGAAAAGACAATCCTTCGGGTAGTGCAGGTAATTGGGTTACAAAAAACTCGTTCATATCATCGACTGTACCACCGAATAATGCGTTATCCTGGTTCAGCCATTTTGGGAAGGCATAAGGTTGCCCGGATTTAATAGCCGTGCCGATAACACCCGCAATCGTCCAAAGCTGGTTTCCAAAACGACCGAGGCCGCCGCGATTTATGGAGAGGGAGGTTAGCATAAGTGCGAAGTATTAAAAAACAATTGCCATGCGCCAATAGGATCGTCCGGTATTTCAGGGAACAAATGCCGGTGATCACTGCGAACCCAAACAAGATTACCCGTATGGCAAATAATAAAATAACCTTTACTGTGACCAAGTTCAACCATTGGCTTATACGCTGTACCATGCTGCGCATCGCTCACTGGCTTATCTTCCGTTGGCAGTACACTACTATTGATTTCGATAATAACAATATCAGGCTTTCCGGTATAAGCTTTCCAAACATTGTAATCGTTACCATCAATATCAATACTAAGCACCGAACATTCCGGCAACTCGTTCACATTCTCCGGCGTGATCATCTTTTGCTCAACGTGTGGCGGCACGCATGATAGGTCGTACATCCAAACCTTCCAGCCTTTATATCGCAGCGATGCAGTATTACTGCAGAACGTGCCATCGTGTCCACCAAATTCGACGGAAACATGCAAGGCCGGATCGATCCGCCGAAGGAGTTCTTTTAGGATCCCATCTTCGCCAAACTGACTGTGGCGGTTGTTACTGTATTCTTTTGCGAAGGTTAGCATTGGTTAATTGTTTAGGTTCAATATATAATTTATTACAAGCTACGAGCGAAAGTTTTACGCCATTCAGGAAGTCCATTGCGTTATCGTATTTCATATCCATACCTTTCGTGTGACTTGTCAACGTTTCCGGATCAAATGATATAGCCTGCGTTTCTGAGTAAATTACGAACATTCTTTTGTGCTGGCAAGCATTTTGAATTCCCTTCGCTATTCCCGGCGTAACACCCAACTTATCCGGTAATATCTCAACACGCACCTGCCTAACCCATTTATCTTTTGAGTTTGATTGCCTGTGCGCGTCGTCCTGTGTTTTCAAGCTCATTAAGCAAGTTAGTTTTAGTTTGTCATTAATAATACTGCGCAGTATCAAAGTCAAGCGACTGGCTGCGCTTATCGTTTTCCTTATTGAGGATTTCAGCCCACCGGCGGTTAAAGTTCTGCCTGTCTTCGTAGCTTAATTTCCCCAGGTCTTGAAGGATTGAAGATACCTGCTCTTGCCCTTCATACTCGTTTTCCGGTTGTTTTTTCTTCTGTGTCATAATTAAATGTTTTAGGAATAGTGTAGTTCAATTACCATTCCGAATCCCCCTCACCTTTACCGTGATCGCGTTTCCTGTGGTGATCAACAATACCGGGATAATTATCGCCGGGGAAATCTCCGCGCAGGTGCATTGCGGTTAATGTGGGGAACCAGTGCAGGCGATAGCCGTGTTTGATTTGCAGGCAGCACAAAACTGACTGATCCCACCTCGTTTCCTGAAACGTAGGAACATTCGGCAACTTGCTCGGGCTGTTATCGCAGAATCCCGGCATTAAGCACCATAGCATCCATTCTTTTACAAACTCCCTGCTTTCCTTTGATACGCGGAAGAAGATAAGGGAGGCTTGGGTTTGCTTGTAGTCGTAAGCCCGAACAAGCGCGGTATCAGCACCCAATATCCCATCCGCTACATCCATCTTGCACCAATCCAAATGCTTCCAGCCATTACTAAACATCATCACGTCCTGATCCATGTGGTTAATGACTGACTGCACACCCGAAACAAACTCCTGCCCTGCGTCCGCATATATCAAATAGTCCCCGTCCATGCATTTATTCATAGCGTACCAAACCGCGTACGGTTTCCATACGTACAAACCAGCACCCTTGCTTTCTTTCAGGCAATCAGCTGCGAGTTGCTTGAACATTTCGGGAAGGTCGATAGGACCAAGCGTACAAACTTCCTGCACTCCGTTTACATATGCGGAGGCTTTTAGTTTTGCACCGCTTTCGCTCATGCGGTCGTCGTGGTAGGTGATTAGGCGGATCATGCTTTACTGTTTACTTTATCAACGTATTCTTTTACTGCTTTTGCACCACCTTTTTTAAAGGCATCTTTTAACTGCTGTTCATGAAAAACAGCAACATATTTAGGTATTCCAATTTTATACTCCTTACTATCGTCAAGTTCCATTACATCGCCAATAGGTGTTAGCCTTAATTCCTCTGCACTCATCCATACATAATCCTGCTCTTCGTTAAACACCAATGGTAATTTACCGGCTATTTCATCCAATCTTTTTGCTATTGGCTTTTTCATAGCGTAGCAAGGTATTTATTTCCGGCTGTATGTGCGCCAGTATAATCACTCCATTTATCACCCCAAATATTAGACACGCTCGGCCTTTGGTACGCAATCATCGGTTTCATTACATACGATCGGCCTTGATTTAGCACGTGCGTACGCAGCCACTCGTCAAATATCATGTTGTCCGCATCCAGCACATTCGGGTTAAAGTTATCGAGAATATACTGTACACACTCCGCGCTGTATAAAGTCGCGTGAGATTGCCAACAGTTGTGCAGGAGAGCGAGGTTTTCGCTGTACGCCGTTGGCATCTGCCAGGTTGTTTGATCGGTGCCGATAATGTTGCAACCTAGGTGGAGGGTGAGGAAGTCGGTAGGAGTGTACGCAGGTAACTTCGGATTACCGTCAAACACCACATCATCCTCGAATAGTAGCAAACTTTCCGGCACATCGTACTCATCGTAAGCCCACGTTTTAGCCATCCCCATCGCCTTATACACACTCTGGTTGAACGCTAACGGCCGGTTATCGCCACTTACCGCTGCCACGCGTTCCACGTGAAGCCCAACGCGGGCGAACTCGGCAGATACCTGCTCCCACCTGTCGGGACGGCTATCGAGGTTGATGCAAAGGGTTTTCATACACACTCGCTCCCGTGCATAATCGCACAGTGGATTTTAACTAAGAGATAGAACAGTTTCATAAACATGATAACAGGATGATAGTTAGTATTATCAGCACGTACACCCCGCAACCGCTACGAGCATCGCCAGTGTAGCCTTTATCGTGGTTGGTGCGCATTACAGTAAACGTTTAAGATCTTCGATAATGCGCCACAGGTCTTTCATAGTGTTGCGGACTATTTTCTTATCCAGCGTTTTCTCGGTCACCGTAGTATTGGGCGAGCGTTTGGCTTTCGCCTTGGTTACAAACTTTCCGGTACGCGCGGAGCGGGAGATTTTAGGCATGGGTTAAAATTTATGGGTTTAAAAGTATGAAGTTTAAAATAACAACAGTTTCGCCAACTTTCTCAAATAGTTCAGCGGCGATTTGCATTGTGTCTTTTATAGATATTATCGGTGCGTTCCTTTCAACCTCACAATTAGCAAATCCAAGATTACCACTGTCTAGAAATGAATAAGAAACAAAGTACCTATACATAAACAAAAAACCGGCTTCAATTCTTGGGGAATCTACACCGGCCTTTAAGCTAAATGAATAACTCGTTACGCTCCCAAGCTGCCTAACGGGTTTGTTTGTGAACCACTAAATTAATCATTTCACCCGAATTTCCAAATTAATCGTGTTCACCGCATCTTCGTTGTTGAAGTAGAGGTAAATAAAGCCACTGGAAACAAAGGCACTCGCCAGTAGTACAGAACCGCTTGCCGTTGCATGACAAAGTATGTGCGTTTCATCTTCAATAAAATCCTCTGTCCACTGTCCGTAATAAACACCCATCGATTCACGGTACCAGTCAATAGTGCCAATGCCGTTACCGAAAATATTTGCCGTTGGTGCAGTCGCACCCGTTTGTGTAAGTACCGCGATATAGCTTACCATAGGTTTTTTTGGGAGCGAATATAAAAAAAGCCCCCTGTAAAAACAAGGGGCTGTATATACTGTATGAAAACTATACTTATAATACTGCCGTAATAAAGGCATCCGGCCTAAAGATAGCCAGTTCCTCTGTTCTTTCGAGCAGGAACGCAATCTCATTGGCGGTAAAGATGCTCGCGTGTGAATCCGATTGGCGCATGGTCAATCCTTCACTCTGCACGATAGCCGCTTTAGTCCAATCACCAACGATGATACGACCACCAGACAGCCAATTTACCGGGTAAATAGGAATACCGAGTACACGAACGGTACCAGTTGTATCTACGGTTACCACGAACGGGTTGCTATAAGCAACGGTTGTGGAAGGCGTAGTAGTACGGCCTGGTTGGTAAACGAGCAATGAAGCCCATACTGCAGGATCAACCGCAATACCGTTAGGACGGTATTTCGTACGAAGCAAATTGGTAATATACCCGATCAGTTTTTCAGGCGTACCCGTAAAACCACCAGCGTTATAACCAGCAAGGCTTGAAGACCCTGTGGCAGCTGACACCAGCGTATTAGCAAACGTAACATCCTCCTGGTCGGCCAATTGATCCATCATAGATGTAGGCAGCCACGATTGAAGGAAAATGATGTTGCGCAGCGATTGGCGCGATACGATTGCATAGCCAGCAAATGTTTGCAGGGTCAAATCGATCATTGTGTAATCACGGTCAACCTGTGGTTTGGTCTGCCCTTCGGCTGTACGGCCAAAAGAACCTTCGCCAATAGGCGTATTAGCACGGGGGAAACGTACAAAGTCGGTTTCGGATTGGATCGTACGAACGAGGTCACGAAAGTGAAATTGTCCCGTAGGCTCCATACCAGGCCGCCAATCGAGGTAAGACAAGTAGTTGTTGCCGGTACCAGAAAGGTTTGCCGTCAGGATCGGGCCAACAGCTTTCGTTTCGATCTTCATTTCGTTCACACCACCTTTGAACTCGCTGATTGCAGCTTTGTGTTCGCCGATAGTATCAATGATCAACTGGTGAACGCTGGTTTGAGGGGCTTTCTCACCCTTCATGCGGCCAGATTTTGCTTTCAATTCTTTAATCTCACCCTGCATCTCTTCGATGGTGGCACCTTTCTTTTGCAGTTCGGTAACGGCGGTGGATAAATCTTCGGCTTGTTTTACAAGTTTACCTTGCGCATCGACAACCGATTTGTATTCTTTCGAACGCTCATCAAGGCCAGCCTTGATTTCTTCGAGCATTTTAATTTCTTGTTCCATGTTGTAACAGAATTTGTGTTAATAATAGGTTTTTGCGAAACTTATCATTATCATTTCTGCTGGCAGACTGCTGGTCGATCAAACCAGTGTTTGCGGTATCATACTGCGATAAGATTTCTCTCGATGCTTTTAATTCAGCTTCGAGGCTTATAATGGTATCATCAGAAGCGGAGGTATTGCGGCAGAAGGATTCCATCCTATCGAGATGGGCTTTAAACTCTGCGAGTGCGCCGAGTTCTGCCTTTGTCACCATCACCACACCAGCAGCGGGGTTGATGGGATTTAATTTCTTTGCTACGGTTGTTTCGGCGTGAATAACCTCTTTTAATTCACGAACCTTTCGACCCTTTACATCGAGTTTATTTGCTTTGACGGTATAGAACCCGAATGATGCGCCGGTAATAATCCCCTCATCCATCATCAGCATAGTATCTGTACCCAATGTGTGAGAGCCAAACCTTACTTTAGTGTAAGCTTTTTTTTCATCTTCGTATGTAGCGGTAACAAGTCCGGGTTTTTGTCCGGGATCGTGGTCGATAAGAAAGTCGATTGCTTTATTTTCTTTCCATGACTTATTAAACATTCCGCGCCTGGCTATATCGCCCGCCCGGTCTATGTTATCGTACGCACAGTGTGCAATAACCGCTGTGCGGCTATCCTTACTCATTTCGAGTAATTCAAAAGGCTCTGCGGCCTTGAACTCAATTTGTTCCATGTGGTACGGATTAAAAACTTCTATAAAAATAATACTTAAACCAATACGGCACTATTTTTTCTTACCAGCCGACCGTTTGCATCGCGCTTGGCAGCAAAGGTTAGCACACACCGGCAGTTGCACACATTGCCCGCACTCGCCTGCGGATCGCCCGGACCGCTCATTAAATCAACACCGATCTGCAATTTGCCTTTATACACCGGTACAAGAAATTTCTCTTTGAAGTCAAGGGTAATATCATCCACATTCCTGTGCGAATGTCGCGTACGGTGATCGTTTGCCGCAACCCATGTCTTAGTCGATTCCCAATTGCTTTTTTCCTGTCCTAATCGCTGCCCGTAGTTCATTGCCTTGTTCGATTCAGTACGGACGATAAGCCGTGCGCGCCATAGTAACAACTCCGGCGATTCGAGTGCGTAGGCTATTTTATCCGCGCCCCAACCTTTCTCAACCCCTTCGCTGATTACTTGCAGGATTTGCTGTTTGGTTGTTTCACTGATTGGCAATATTGCCTGTGATAACAGGTATTTGTTAAAGAACAGTAATATTTCACGCAGGAACTCTTCGTTGAAACCGAAGGAAGCTTTAACCTCGTTACCCTTCGCACTCTGCTCCAAATCCCAAATAGTTTTATTGGCAAAGTACAGCCCAACATTTTTATAAATATCACGTAGCACAGGTGCGAGTTGTGCATTGATCTCAACCGTATCAAGCGAATTCTGCGCAGCTTCAATACCCTTGCTGCGTAGCATTCGAACTACAGGCTGGATTTGTTTATGCAATGCATTAAACACTGCTTTCAAGTGCTGCCGCTCGAATAGTTTCATCCGGCGTATATGTTTTGCGGAGTATTGGGAATTTGTCATAACTTACAATCCTCAGAGAGTGGTTTTGATTCATTCAGCCCTGATCGTTCCCGGTTGGGGCTTTTAATTCAACGTCGGATGTTCCTGGTTCGTCCGTAACCGCTCCCTGTAAAAACCACGTAAAGCCTCGCGTTCTAATCTTCGCTGCTTACAATTACGCTCCTCAGGAATTCGCGGGTACTTTGCCATTACTTTGGCTTCTATTTGCTGCTCCGTTAGCATTGTATAATGATGTTAATATTTCTTCGCCACCGTCAGTCTGTGTTATTGAATCGAGGGTTGCCATGCCAGAGGGAATAAGGATTTTATCGGCGCCTTCCTCCCCCGACGGATCATAGCCAATAGCTTCCCTGAATTCATCTGTTGATATCGGCGCTTTCGTAAGCCATTCAATCTGTGTTTTCTTATCCTCCTGCATTTCCGGCAACGCATCAAAGTCGCTGCAGATAACCGCCGTATTCTCCATCCCGAACGCTTTAGGTAGGAACCGGTTTAATTCCCCGTCCAGTTGTTTACAGTCCGGCATTATCTCGTTATTCACCCAATCGCGTGAGGTAAGCTGCTTCTCTGCGTATGGTGTATGTGAATCGAAAAAAGCGTATGGTGTGCCGAGCAGGAAACAAAGTTCTTTCATCGTGTATTCCTTGCCGTTGAGTATATCCATATCCACCGACGTAAGGCCAAGCTGGTGCGCCGACCATTTACCCTGTACGGCCGCAACCGTTCCTTTGGCGTAGATATTGTTGATTTTATTGTCCACCACGTCCTTTAACTGGCTGGCTTGCTTCGGATCCGTTGGCGCCATCGTTTCATTCGCTATCAACACCTTCGCCCCGCCGTTCTGGTTCATCGCTACGGTCATATCGGTTGCGCTATCGTTGGCAGTAAGAACCCTTCGCCCTGGCTGCAGTGCAGACATACCACGCAGTTGAACGCGGGTGTAACTATCCCAATTAAGGTTAATATCCTTCCACTGGATAACATCAACCTGCCTGAATTTAATATCCGGCCGCGATTGCAGCGAGTATCCAGCTATGCCGTACGGGTTATCATTCTCCGGAATCACCACCACGTCCTGCGATGGCAACACATACATTTCGAGGATCGGCTTTTTGCTATGGGCAAGATCATCGAGTGGTACAAGTTCATCATCAACCAACGCATCAGTATCACCCCGGTTCAACCAGATATACGCCTCACCACAAACTTTGTAGAATGCACGCACTTTGGTAAAGAAAGCATCCTGCCCCTCAAACTTATTTGGACGGTTAAGCAGGTCGGTCAGCGCGCCGGTCAATCGATCATCTTCGGCTTTACCCTCCTGCCCTGCCTTCTCCACATAACGCGGAATAGATCCAAATTTCTTTGAATCCCTTTTTACGATAGCATAAACTGCCGCGTTGTTATTGAAGGTTTGATTAACGACGTTGCCGTTATTAATCTCGGGGTAAACAGCTTTGGTGCCAGTAGACCAGATAGAGGTCTGCGTGCCGTCTTTCGGGACACGTCCAAAGCCTAACCATTGAAAGAAGCTTGCCATGTATGGGTACGGATTAAAAACGGGTAGCCAAATATAGGGAAAGTTTTGTATTACATCGCAGTCCAGGTGTATTGAGGCCCCGAAAGTTTAGTAAACACAGCATAACGCAGCGCATCAAGCGCGTGATCGTGCATCTTTACTGGTTCTTCTGCTGGCAGTATATTCCCATCTTTATCTGTTTTCCATTTGTAGTTTTTCAGCTCATGCAAAAGGTTCGTACTATTTTCTGTGATATAGAGCGGCATTGATTTTACTTTCTGTATTCCTGCCCAAACATCTTTATCGGCAGGCTTTGCGTTGTAACCAGCGCGGTATAATTCTTCAATCGTCTTTGGTTCTGCTGCATCGCAAAATATTTCACCGTACTTACTTAGCCCGATGTTCTTATATGTTTCTACCAGGTCATTTGTCGTAAGCCCGGTTGTATACATCAACTCATCGGCATAGATAGCGTTTTCGAATATCTCTACCTGCACCAGTGCGCTGGCAACCTTGTAACCAAAATCCTGCCCAAACCATGTTTCGCCGCGCCCAGGAAGTTCCTTGCATATTTTCCAGTTAGTGTATACGCTGGCAGTTGACTTACCGCGCATACCAAGCCCATATACTTCCCACATATACGGATCGCCTGCATCCTTATACGCTTCAATGTAACTCACCTGTGTATCGGTCAAGTTCTCGCGGTTGTCGTTGTAAGTTGAGTGGATTGTTTTGTTATTTGGATTATCTGCAACAGCATAACACCAGCAATCAAAATCTGCAGGGTTTAGATCGATCAGTATTTGCCCGGTTGTACGCATGGCAAGCTGATCAAATAAAACTTTCTTGATAAGGTTTGCTTCGTTGACAAAAAGTATGTCCCTGCCCGGTCCGCGCGCCTTACCTTCATCTTCCAATCCAAATAGTTCAATGTAACTGCCGTTAGGAAACGAGTAAATAAATTCAGTGTAGGAAAAATTATTATCATTCCATAACCCCCAACGCTCCATGATATCGCGGAAGTCCCTATATGCCCCGCGCTTAATATGCGGGAGTGAATGGGAAACGATACTTATGCGGATCTTTCGGCGTGTTGCGAGATAAATTAAAATCTGTATTACGCCGTATGATTTACCACTACGTGCGCCGCCTTCATTGACAATAACCGGATAACCCGCCTCAATAGCTTTTAGTGTGCGCTTAGCGGTGATCGTGAATTTGACGTTGATGGGTTCATTCACCTGGCGGCATTATGATGTTTATTGGGATCAAGTCTTTCCCATCCGCGCCGGTCAGTTCGGTGCGGGAACTTTCGCGCCACTTATCTTTCTGCCGGTTCTTTAGCCAGAATATAGCAGCTGTGGTATCAGGTGGATAAATCTTTCGGATCGGTACGCGTTCAATTGCGCCCTCAACAACCTTAATCTCCTCGCTGTCGTGTTCAAAGCCCATAGCCCGCTCATAAAGCCTTTCAGCTACGTTTGCGTCAGCCAGCTGCTTCCCCGCCTTTACGGACACGGAAAATTCTTCATGTGCCGTTTTCCAGGCATTTACGGTGTCCTCATGCACCTCGAAAAAATCGGCCAGTTCCTTATCTGTCGCCCCTAGTTTGCACAGTTTTTCAGCCTGTGCTGCGTACTCTGGTCTGTAATCTGTTGGTCTGCCTGCCATAGCCTAAAGTTATAACACCGGGGGGACGTGGCAAAAAAAGATTACATCACCATGCCGTCAAACGATCTACCTGGATTGCCGTTATGATCCAGTCCGTCTTTGTCTAGCTGCGCCGCGATTGGCTTTTTGTATTTACCCCCGCCGGAAGGCGAAAACCCTTCTTTTCTTTTATTTCCTTTCCTTTCCTTTAATGCGATCACATTGGCATCGCCACCCGATCCCCACCTGATCGCGTTACCCTTCCGTCCGGCATCGCTGAGCGATTGCCTAGTTGCTTTGTACTGTAACATAGACTGGGTAAGCCTTTTAGACCAAAAAACATCGCCTGAAATCTTGAACAAATCGAAGTCGTTTATAACAGAGGCGATAATTTCCTCTGAAACTTTTAGATCGAACGAAATTGTTCGTATATCACTTTTTTTTAGCTTATGACCATCAGTCTCGCGCAAAATCTCAATTATTGCCCAAAAAACACCATACCCTTCCATACCTAAAGACTGGCGTAATTTGATCGATTTTAGGTCGTTTCTGGCATTAGCATCATGACTAAAATAGTAAGCATCTTTTTTCATATTTGTTTATATTGACGGGTTAATGTATCGTAAGTATAGCAGGCAAATCCGATCTTTCCAAGCCATGAAAACCGCACTTTTTGCACATAGGCGGTAACAACTCCGGTCTCAAAATCACGGTGAATAGACATACCGTTATCAGTTTTGTTGAAAAAATGTGCAGAACCAGAGATATCATACATAGTAGCTGGTGGGTATTTACCATCCCTTTCTTTGGCCAGTTTCCTCGGGTGGGCAACGATAAAAACATGCACATCGCATCTAACTGCAAACTCCCTGATTAGTGTAAGCGCCTCACTAATATACTGCGTTTCTGTGTAGCCTTGCGGTACTTTATGCTCGATATAGTTCCA